GGTCGACGCCCTGAATGCTGGTCTGGAAAGTTCAGAAGCCGAGATCGACGCAGCGTTGGCAGGTGGATGATGAAACCACCTACCGATTTCGAGCTGCGCCACATTGCTGCGAATTATGACCCGGTAAAGGCTCACGAGTATTACGAGAAGCACAAGAAACTCAAGGGCCGTCAAAGAGGGTCTACGCAACCGGAATCGACGGGACGTCAGAGACGCGGTTCCGAGCAAAGCGCCAGAGCTAAGCAGCGCAAAGAGCTTCAGGCTCGCATTGAATCACTCTCGAAGAAGTTGGACGAACTCGAGAAGCTGATCAAGAAGCGCGAGCACGAGGAGGCCAGAGAGGACCGGAAGTCCAAGGCCAAGAAGGAGCGTGCGGCGAAGGAAAGGGACAAGCCTAAGACCGCCGCAGAGAAGGCAAAGGCTGCTCGCGACAGTGAGAAGTATCGCAAGGAGCACAAGCAGGAACTGAAGAACAAGGCGAAGAAGGACTCCAGCAAGTCCGGTGGAGACAGTTCTTCGGAGAAGAAGTCGGGTGCGAAGAAGCACTCGGTCTCTGAGCTCAAGTCGTTGGCGACCAAGGTGAAGGGTCAGATTGCGGTTGCCAAGCAAAAGCTAGCTGCGCTCTGAAGAGCGTCGAAGGTCCACATATGAAAGGAACAGTCAAAATGGGAGCAAAGTCCCTGCTGGACTTCGGTGACTCTTCGCCGGAGAACAGTCTGATGCACTCTGCGGTGGCGACGAAGCCTGACTTCAGTGGCTGGGCCACGAAGTACGGCCTCCGCTGCTCGGACGGGAGAACGATTCTTCACAACGCGTTCTCACATCAGGACAGCCAGCGCATTCCGCTGGTGTGGCAGCATGGCCACGCGTCGCCCGAGAATGTCCTCGGGCATGTCGTTCTCGAGGAGAAGACCGAGGGCACGTACTGCCACGGATATTTCAACGAGACGGCGCAGGCCAAGAACGCGAAGACGCTGGTGCAGCACGAGGATATCTCGGCGCTGTCGATCTTCGCCAACTCGCTCGTGGAGAAGGCCAAGCAGGTCTCTCACGGCATCATTCGCGAGGTCTCTCTCGTCCTGGCGGGTGCCAACCCTGGCGCCCTGATCGACAACATCGAGATCGCGCACATGGATGGCGAGACCGAGATCCACGAGGATGAGGCGATCATCTACACGGGCCTCGACATCGTCCACGCTGACGGCGCTGCCGTCGAGACCAAGACGGACGACGACACGGAGACGGACGACGATCCGACCGTGCAGGACGTCTTCGAGTCGATGACTCCGGAGCAGCAGGAGGTCGTCCACTACATGGTGGGCGCTGCCCTGGAGAGCACCGCAACCACGACCGACGACAGCAGCACCGACACCAGCACCTCCGATGAGGAGGAGCTCAACCACGAGGACAAGGACGAGACTGAGATGAGCGGACGCAACGTGTTCGATCGGACCGGTGAGCACCGCGCTGCCGAGCCCCGTCAGACGCTCTCGCATGACGCTATGCGAGGAATCGCCGCCGACGCCGTCAAGCGCGGCTCGCTGAAGGAAGCCGTCGAGGACTACGCGTTCAAGCACGGCATCGAGAACATCGACACGCTGTTCCCGGACGCCCGGACCATCACCGACTCGCCGGAGTTCGACTCCCGGCGCACCGAGTGGGTCTCCGACGTCCTCGCCAAGGTCCGCAAGAGCCCGTTCTCGCGGATCAAGTCGATCACGGCCGACATCACCCACGCCGAGGCGCGGGCCAAGGGCTACATCAAGGGCACGCTGAAGAAGGAGGAGTTCTTCGGCCTGGTCAAGCGTGTCACGACGCCGAGCACCATCTACAAGAAGCAGCGCCTCGACCGAGACGACATCATCGACATCACGGACTTCGACGTGGTGCTGTGGCTCAAGGCCGAGATGCGTCTCATGCTCGACGAGGAGATCGCTCGCGCCATCCTCATCGGGGACGGCAGGGACATCGACGATGAGGACAAGGTCCGCGACCCCAAGGGCGCCACGGACGGAGCGGGTATCCGCTCGATCCTCAACGACGACGACCTCTACGCGGCGACGATCACGCTCGACCTCGACGGCGACCTCCGCAAGACGGACCTCGTCGACAAGATCCTCGAGTCGATGCGGTTCTACAAGGGCTCCGGCCTGCCGACGTTCTACACCACCCTGCCGGTGATGACCCAGATGCTGCTGGCCCGTGACGGCCAGGGGCGTCGCTACTACCGCACGGCGTCCGACCTGGCCTCCGAGCTGGGCGTCGCCGCGGTCGTGACGGTCGAGGTCATGGAGGACGAGCCCGACCTGGTCGGCATCATCGTCAACCTGGCCGACTACACGGTCGGCGCGGATCGCGGTGGCGAGGTCTCGTTCTTCGACGACTTCGACATCGACTACAACCAGTACAAGTACCTGATCGAGGCCCGTTCGTCCGGCGCGCTGACCAAGATCCGTTCGGCTCTGGTCGTCAAGCAGGCCGCGGGCAACGCCACCAAGGCCGCCCCGGCCGAGCCGACGTTCGACCCGGATGACTCGGCGTTCTCGATCACCGACACCACCGGCGTCACGTACCGGCGCAGCGACACCAACGCGGCCGTGACCGCGGCGGGCTCGCCGTACACCGTCGCCGAGGGCGTCGACCTGACCGTCTACGCGGTCCCGAACGCGGGCTACTTCTTCGAGAACAACGTCGAGGACGAGTGGACCTTCCGCGGCACGGCGGGCGGCTGATCGTTCGCTGATCCGTCATGGCGAAATACCACGGGCGGGTCGGGTTCGGCGATACCGTTGAGGTAAGGCCGGGCGTTCATGTTGACAGTGTTGTCGAGCACATCTTCTATGGCGACGTTGTTCAAAATAGGAGAGGCTTGCAGCAGGGTGAAAACCTGAACAAGGACATCACTGCCAGCAATTCGATCAGCATCGTGGCAAATGCTTACGCACGTGAGCATTTTTTCGCTATTCGATACGTGGAGTGGGCGGGGCAGCTTTGGACTGTGACTGATGTCGAGGTCCAGGCTCCCCGCCTGATCCTTCAGCTGGGGGAGGTGTATAATGGCCCCACGGTTGCAACTCCAGACACTCCTTGAGAGTGTGACGGAGAACGTATATTTCCAGCCGCCACCGAACATCAAGATGTCCTATCCGTGCATTGTCTATTCACGGAGCGGTTCGTCGGCGGATCATGCGGACAACGAGCTGTATCGTCACGCCAAGCAGTACCAGGTCACGGTAGTCGATCGAGATCCCGACACCGATCTAGCAGACCAAGTTGAAGCTCTTCGTTACTCCAGTTTCGAGCGTTTTTTCGCTGCAGATGATCTGAACCACTACGTCTTCACCCTTTTCTTCTGAAAGGAAGCGATTCGAGAATGGCCGCACTTACGTGGGACCAGGTCGGCGAGCGTCTCTTCGAGACCGGTGTCGATCGAGGAGTCCTGTATCTGATCAACGAAACCGGCGAGTACGATAACGGTGTGGCCTGGAACGGTCTCACCACCGTGACCGAGTCGCCGGGCGGGGCTGAGTCCAACCCGCAGTACGCGGACAACATCAAGTACCTGAACCTGATCTCGGCCGAGGAGTTCGGCGCGACGATCGAGGCGTTCACCTACCCGGACGAGTTCGCCGAGTGCGACGGTACCGCCGTTCCCGTGCCTGGTGTGGCGGTGGGTCAGCAGGGCCGCAAGGTCTTCGGGTTCTGCTACCGCACCCGGCTGGGCAACGACATCGACGGCGACAGCCACGGCTACAAGCTCCATCTCGTGTATGGCGCTCAGGCCGCTCCGTCGGAGAAGGCCTACGGCACGATCAACGACTCCCCCGAGGCGATTTCGTTCTCGTGGGAGATCTCGACGACCCCGATTCCGGTCACGGGTCACGACGATCTCAAGCCGACGGCGCTCATCGTCGTCGACTCGACGGTGGTCGATGAGGCTGCCCTGACCGAGCTCGAGACGGCTCTCTACGGCGGTTCCGGAGCGGGCGATACGCCGCACCTGCCGTCGCCGGGCGAGGTCATCGACATGCTGACGGGCGCCTGATCTAGAAGGACACGCGGTCGTGACTCCCAGGTAAGGGTCGCGGGGAGCTGCGCTACCAATTCTCTTTACTCTCCTGGATTGGGTTTTGGCGTAAGTGGGAGTGTCGAAACCGGACCACCGCGCGTCATAGATGAAAGGGACCAGAGATGCTTACGATCACAGTTGGAGCTACGGACGTTTACGACGAAAGCACGGGCAAGTTCACTGTCAGTGGTGGCTTCGAGCTTCAGCTGGAGCATTCTCTGGTCTCTCTTTCAAAATGGGAGGCAGAATTTGAAAAGCCCTTTCTGGGCAAAGTTGCGAAAACTCCGGAAGAGACTCTGGCTTACATTAGCTACATGGTTGTGACGCCAAATCCCCCGGGGGATTTTCTCCTCAGACTTTCGAAAGAGAACCAAGAAGAGAT